ATGTTTTTTAAATACTTCTTTTATATCTGCTGTATTATTTACTTGATACATTATTGCCTCCGAATACATCTTTAGTTTCGTCTTGACCTGGAATACCATGTCTGCAATATGCAACAAAGAATGATGCATAATTAATTAAATCTTTTGCTGAATCTTCAAGTGATTCGAAGTTTGGTTCATATTCATTACTTTGCATAGCTTCCATAACGGATGCCATTCTTAGCATTTTTGCATGCATAATGTCATGAATGGTAGTGATACCATTTGGATAATAATCTGCTTGAGTTATTTTAGAATTTGGATTTTGATAATCGTTAGACTTTTGTGTTTGTAACTCCGCACATTCTTGTAGCACTTTCAAAGATTCTTTCATAGTATATTCTCCATAATATAGTTATATTATACCACAGTTTAGGTATAATGTAAATAGTTAATTTCATTTATTTAGGTTTGTAAATAATACCTTGTTCATTTAATGCTTGTCGGTTCCATAAGTGTCCTTGTTCAGTATCAGTTTTAGATTGTCCAAGATAAGGAACTGCATGCCAATTATCAATCATGAGTTGATTTACTGAGATATCTGTATTTGGTATAAACAGCTCGCCAAGTATTCTACCAAACTTACCTTTATCATGAGATACTAACTTTACACCTTTTTTACCTTGAACCATACTCTTCATAAATTCTTTAGCCTTTAAACCATAAAACTTTTCTTCTAAATTACGAGTCCTAGATTCTGGAGTATCAATACCCATTAATCTTACTCGTTGTTTCTTATAAACCATTCCGAATCCTAAATCAATATCAACATCAACTGTGTCCCCATCTACGACTCGTGTAACTTCTACGTTATATGTATACATTTTATTCTCCTATTTATAGAACAAATGATTATCAATAGTAACCATATGTTCAAGTTCAGATGCCCAATAAGGTAATATATAATCAGCATGATAATATAATGCACCTTCAGTTATATCCCTATAACCAACCTCTAATAATAAATCAGCTATATACAATGAAGACATCCATGTTTTAGAATCAACAGGGTCATCGGATTTACCATCACAGTACCAACTGAACTGACATTGATTTCTAATAGGAACTTCATTTCCTTTCCAATTAATTTTAGTCTTTGCTTGGTATATTACATCACAAACATTATCAGGAAATTGTTCATCTCTTACTCTATTTATAACAACATGACCTACTGCAAGCTTACCAGCAAAAGATTGATTAGCTGACTCAAAGTATATGTTTTGTGCCATACAATATCTTTCTTCTGAACCATAAGCTTTACCACTTACTAGGAATACAATCATAAATGCTATAAACCATCCTAAGTATAATATACCTTTATCTTCGTTTTTACCTCTACGTTTCATCGTGCATCTCGTTTAATAATGGTTCATATATAATTCTTCTAAAACTTTCTATATCTAAAAGCTCTGATGCTTGAGGTAATGTTTTCTTATAATCATCATAAGCTTCTTTTAATTGCCATTCATAATAAAAAATCATAAGTTATTTCTAAACACAAACTCAATTGCTCTTTCAGCCTCTTTATACATATCACGTTTTAAATACCAATTACCTGTATCACCATCTAAATCTCTACATAAGTATTCAACTTCTTTAGCTGTAATTGGATAACCTTTGCTCATTGCATTACCAGCAGTAGATACCATAATCTGATACATCTTTGCATACCATCCAGTATCTGTAATTCCTTTATACTCTTCTACTTGTTTCTTATTTACAAATGGACAATCTTGATATCCAGTCCAAGAATAATTTGTATTATTGAGTTGACCTTTACGATGTTCGATTAGACCTTTCTTAATTGCTTCAGGTAATCTGTCAAAGAAGTTTTCATTTGGTACAACATAAGGGTGTGTATCCATAAGTAAGTTAGGATCCATAGTTTCGCCGTCGTGTGAGAATATAAAATTAAAACTATTTTCGTATTTTGCTGGTATGTAATACATACGGCTTAAATCTTTTGTTTGAGCATCTGCTATATCGCCAATCTCTTTATTAAGAGCATACCAAAAATGTTTAATTCTTTCTTTATCAACAAATGTTGTAAGTGGAAATACTAATCTAAACTTTGGTTTTTCTTTTGTTGATGATGCAGTGGAATAACACACATATCGATATTTAGAGTATTTCTTTTCGATATCTTTCATCTCACCTTCATAATCATCAATGTCAAGAATACCAAATCCACCCCAACCTGTCACATTATCATTACCTCTTGTAGTATCAGGTATGTAAACAGCTGGACTAATTAGTGGTGCATCTTTTTTAGTAGGATATTTTTTAGATTCTGATAGCTTATATAAAATAGCCTCAAACTCATCAAATGAGTTATAGTCCATTCTTTTATTTGTTTTATTATCGTATATCGAATCAAATATCGTTAAACTTACCATGATTACCTTTGTGTGACGGTGCCTCCCAATCTTCTGGTTTTACTAAGTCTGGTACTCCAAGAGGATTAGGTCTTGTTGATTTTTTACCAACTGACTTTTGCATATTTGCTTTTAATACTTCGTCCCATGCTTTATATGGGTCAACACCATAAGCATCTAGTGTACCAATTGCAACAACACATAAGTCAATAAGACCATCAACTATTTCTTCTGGATCTTTTACCATGTGTGCATCTCTAGTTTCATCTAGTTCTTCTTGTAAAAATTCAATACGAAACTTTAAAAACTCTCTAAGCTTATCAGGATTATTCTCAACCCATTCACGAGTTTGGTATTTTGTTTGCATATCATATATGTCTTTTACCCAATCTTTACTCATTATCCAATTACCTTTTTATCTGGTACAACAATTCCTGAATCCATTTGTCTAATTTGATTTAATAAATCTTCAATAGGTTCTACTATAAACATAATAAATTTTTTATCTATAGTAACACCTTCATCAGCTTTAGTATAGGCCATGAATGGCATAAATCCAATCTTACCTTCTCCAGCTGGAATTAAGGAATATCCATTTTCAATTTTAACAGAAGTTTCGGTCTCTGTTATTTTACCGATAATTTCCTCACCTGAGGATAATCTTACTAATTTCATTTTTTTTCTCCATAGTTATATATTATACCACAGTTTGGTATAAATGTAAATAGTTTAACCAAAGAAATCCTCCAATGATACAACCTCTTCTGAATTCCAACCTACAGCATTTAGTATTGGTTCAATAGGGTCAAGGAAGGTTTTTTGGAATTGCATATCGTAATCTATGTATTTATGAAGATTAAATTCTTCAGGTAAATAATCAGGGAATGCAATTACATTTTCTTTGATTGTGTTTGGTGTTCGTAAATATACAAACTTAATCTTTTCGCCATTTTGTATTTGAGCATATTTCTTTGTAAGTGCCAAATCTCTAACTTGTTTATTAAATAATAAAGAACCACGAACATGTATTGGTGTACCTTTTTTGTATATAGTATTATGATCTTTATATTCTTTTACTTTTGAGACACCACGAGGAAAAGCAATTTCATCAGGTGGTAATGTCTTAAAGTAATTCTTAAATTGCTCAATAGACTTTTGAACATCAGTTTCGTTACTTGACATAATAACTTTAAATAATTCTTTTAGAGCATCACGACATGGTTCGGGAGTAGAAGACTTAATTGCTTCAATACCCATAATCTTGAGTTTAGGTTCAGCATAACGTACACCTTCGTTATCTAGTACATTTAGAATATACCTTTTCTTAGCAGTCCAAATACCACGGTCAGCAATAACTTCTCTTGCCATAACCATTCTGTTTGATACTCCACCTAGCATAGAGTATAAATCATCATATGACTTAGCCAACACTGGCTCAAGTGTATCATTACATATCTTATCTAGGAAATCAATAGGATTCTTTGGATTAAATTTATTTACAATATCATCTAAGCTAACATACAACGAGTCTGTATCGATTGCGACGACATAGTCTTTAAACGATGTTGTTCGCATTGTTCGATTAAGAAACGAATTGAGTTCGTATTCGGCCCATCGAATGGTGAGCTGACCGGTGAGGGTAATGGCTTCCGCGATTCTCTGATCGAAGAATCTAAAATATTTATTCCCCATAGCACCATAGAGAGAATTAAGAAGAATCTTAATTGCCATCTGGGTATTTTCAGCGATTGATATTTCTCTTTCAATCGAATAAAGTTCTTGTTTATCATTTTTATCCACCTTTTGTAATTTCTTTTGAGCTTTAATCATATTACCTTTTATAGTAACACGTTCTTGATACATTTCGTCAATAATGGCTGGGATGATTCCAGGTTTGTCAGTATTAAAATATTGACCATTTGCCGCCAGGGCTTTACCTTTATTATTTGGTCTTTGTGATTTTGTAAGTACTTGTTCAATATCAACATTACCTATTTCGCCATCAGCAATAGTTTCTGGTGACATATTATATTGCATAATGATTGACGGATATAGAGAGTTTAAATCGAAACTTACGAGGTTTTCATGTATACCAACATGTGGTTCTTTAACGTAACCACCAGGATAAAATGTTTTTACTTTATCTTCTATGAATGGTATTACAATATTATTTTCATGTAGTTTACGATATATGATAGTATCCCATATAGCAGTAGTACCAAATGTATCATTATAGTTTACACCACCTTTATATGCCATAGTCATACATAGAGTAATTAATCCCATCTTATCTTCTATTCGGTCAACCAACTCAACGTCTTTAATATTATAGTCAATAAAAAGTTGATGGTTATGTTTATATAGAGTGTGTAGGTTACCATAATCTTCATAAGATAACTTCTTCTCACCTAATACAACATGTGCTATATGATCCAATTTATATGATTCTTGTGGACCATAAGAATAGCCAAACTTTTGAAATAAGTCAAGATAGTCAAGTTGAGAAATACCTTTTAAATCATAAGAGGTTTGAGTCCTACCCATCTTTGTAATATCTTGTCTGTCAATCATACCCCATGGACTTAATCTTTTAACATATGCTTCACCAATGAGTTTATGAATACGGTTTACTAAGTAAGGTATATCAAAGAACCTTGTATTCCAACCAGTGATAACATCTGGTACATTTGATGGTTGAGACCAATGTGTAATAAATTTAATAAGTAGGTCTGCTTCATTATCGCATTTATTGTATATTACACGATGTGTTTTCATATATGTATTTTCCACATCATAGTCGCCGAGTCCCCATATATGATAAGTATTGTCGATATTATTTTTAGTAGTAATTGAGATTACTTTATGCTCAGCTTTATCAGGCTCGGGAAAGCCATCGTCAGACGCAACCTCGATATCGATAGTAGTCACATTTATTTTGTTCCTATCGAATTCGATGTGACCAGGATAATGGTCGTTGATAAAGGTTGAGATATACCGAGTATTACCAAAGATATGGCGACCGGCGGTGTCTTTGTTAGTCCTTACCCATTCAGTTGCAGTTCTCATAGAATCAAAAGCAACTTCGCCAACTGATGTACCGTCTAGTGTTTTCCAATTAGTTGGACGATTCGTACTCACATAGAGCTTTGGACCGTATTTGATTTTTTCTGTAATTCTTTTATTGTGATCATACCCACGAAGTAATATCATATTACCATATCGTGAGACGTTGGTGTAAAATTTCATAATGTAACCATTTTCAATATATAGTATATATTATACCACAGTTTGCATATAATGTAAACCATTATTTTCATTAATTAAAGTTGGGGGTAATTTCTTACCCCCGCATGATTTCAATTTCTTCAGCTTACCCAGGTAACGTAGATTACAAGTGGTGCTAATCCTAAAATCGTTCCACCTATTATCATCATTCCTAGGGCCTCTGCAATATCATCATATTTCGAAATGATATATTTCATTCTGTTTCTCCAGTAAAAAGTTTATTACTATCTACTGGGTTTTCGCTGATATTAGCCTTTCAAATATTGCTTTTTCTTTGATGCCCCAGCAGACCCTATTTCGATCTTCCTAGGACGCTTCTCTTCTGGGAGTTCAACTCTGGCATACACCACTAGTATTCCATCCACAAGGTCAGCACCATCTATTACGACAAATTCTGAGAGTCGGAAGCTTTTCTCAAATTTGCGAGATGAGATTCCTTTATAAGCATATTCTCTATCATCATTCTCAACAGCCCCTTTGATTTTTAAGATACCGTCCTTAAGTTCGATTTCTATATCTTCCATTGAGAACCCTGCCACTGCCATTTCGATTAAGAATTTCTCTTCATCGATTTTCACAATGTTATGTGGTGGGTAGTTATCTGTTCCAGCTCTAGCACTTGTATGAATTCTTTCTAAGTCTTCAAATAAAGTATCAAAGCCAACGAATAATGAACGAGGTACGTTCAAAGTATTTCTTACCATTTTAATTTCCTCCTATTA